CTTATGAAATCAAGACAGGTCTTACGAGAACAAAGATATCCCACTTGATGGATGCAGAGTCCTGGTTCAATGCAAGAAAAGCAGTGGAGCTGGGATTTGCAGATACAATTCTATTTTCTGGTGAGGAGGAGAAAGTGGAGGGTGAACCCCTGGAAGCTGTGATGTTTTCTAGAGCCGCAGTAGCCAATTCACTACTAACCAAGCTTATCCCACCCAAACCAGAGAACAGAACACCTATTGAGCAGTTGGAAAAAAGACTGAGCCTAATCGCTCACTAATTTGAGGAGGAAAATGATATGAACAAAATTCTTGAACTGAGAGAAAAGAGAGCAAAAGCCTGGGAAGATGCGAAAGCTTTCCTGGATAGCAAAAGAGGAACTGACGGTATGCTTTCTGCTGAAGACACTGCCACATACGACAAAATGGAAGCGGAAGTAGTCAATTTAGGAAAAGAAATCGAAAGACTGGAGCGCAGAGCTTCCATTGATGAGGAGCTTGCCCGTCCAACGTCATCTCCTATTACCAATAAGCCAGGAAGCGCCATGGGCGGAGAAGAGAAAAAGGGTAGAGCCTCCAATGAGTATCGACAAGCATTCTGGAAAACCATGAGAAACAAGAATAGTTATGATGTGCAGAATGCCCTTCAGATTGGTACGGATTCAGAGGGCGGCTATCTGGTGCCTGACGAGTTTGAAAGAACCTTGATTGAGTCACTTCAGGAAGAAAATATCTTCAGAAGCATTGCCAAGGTAATCACCACTTCATCCGGGGATAGAAAGATTCCAGTGGTGGCATCTAAAGGAACTGCGTCCTGGGTGGATGAGGAAGGTCCGATTCCTGAATCTGATGACGCCTTCACTCAAGTGTCCATTGGTGCCTATAAGCTTGCAACCATGATCAAGGTATCTGAGGAGCTTCTTAATGACAGCGTCTTTAACCTTGAAGGCTACATTGCAAGGGAATTTGCAAGACGAATCGGTGCCAAGGAAGAAGAAGCCTTCTTTGTTGGTGATGGTTCCGGCAAGCCTACAGGTATTTTCAATGCCACTGGTGGAGCGGAGCTTGGTGTGACTGCAGCTTCTGCTACAGCCATCACCGTTGATGAGATTATGGATCTTTTCTACAGCTTGAAGTCACCTTATCGAAAGAATGCCATCTTCGTCATGAACGATGCGACAGTAAAAGCCATTCGAAAACTGAAGGACGGGAATGGTCAGTATTTGTGGCAGCCTTCCATCTCTGCCGGTCAGCCTGACACCATCTTGAATCGACCTGTAAAGACTTCTGCCTATGTACCAACTATTGCAGCGGGAGCCAAGTCCATCGCCTTTGGTGACTTTGGATACTACTGGGTAGCCGATAGACAAGGTCGCTCCTTCCAGAGACTTAATGAGCTCTTTGCAGCCACCGGTCAAGTAGGTTTTAAGGCAAGCCAGAGAGTGGATGGGAAACTGATTCTTGCTGAAGCCATCAAGGTTCTTCAGCAGAAAGCGTAGGTGATGCTCTATGAGTAATGTTAAGAACTATACCGAGCAGGGTGGAGAAAAAACGGTTATTGGTGGCGAACTTTTAGTCACCGCTGAAGGTAAGCTTACATTTGATGGGGTGGAGGTTAAACCCTCTGCCCTTCAGACAGATAGCACCGCAGCAGATGTACCGGCATTGGTGGCTGATTTTAATGCACTTCTTGCAAAGCTTAAAGCTTCTGGGCTTATGGCATCAGAATAAGGAAGGGGGGTAGTTGGTGATGTCAGCTTTACTAGAGAAGGTAAAAAAGAATCTGATTCTTGATCATAATGAGGACGATGAGCTCATCGCAAGCTACATCACCGCTGCTACCTCTTATGCAGAAGGCTATCAGAAAAAAGTATCGGGATTCTATGAAACAAATCCCATAGATCCAACTACAGAACAGGCTGTCATCATGCTATCATCCCACTTTTACGAAAGCCGGGATGGTAGCACAGGCGGCTTTTTTCAGGATAAGGTGGATGCCAGTGAGCAGGTTTGGCGTGTGGTGAACATGCTCCTTCGCATGAATAGGGATGTGGTCATATGAGTTTTGGAATGATGCAGACCTTTGTTGAAATCTATCGCACCAACTCGGTAAAAGACGAAGAAGGCTTCGTGACAAAAGAAGAAGTCCTTTTACTAAAGACCAGAGCCTATAAAGAAAACAGGCATGGTAATGAAGCATGGAAAAACAGGGCAAGCTTTACAACAGCCACTGCCCTTTTTAGGTTTCGCAAGCCACCTGCTATTGATATCAGCACGACTCATGTATTGGTGTGTAAAGGTGAAAGGTACAATGTTCTGAGCGTGGAAGATATCAGAGAAAAAGGCATGTATGTTGAGGTGTTGGCGGAAAAAGTGACAGGGTCAAAGGGGTGATGAACATGGCGAAAGCAACTTTCAAGATGCCAGAGGATTTTATCAATAAGCTCTCAAAGCTAAATAACAAGTTCGATGATATTGTACCGAGGGTCCTTCAAGAAGGTGCAGAGCCAGCCATCAAGAAGGCGAAAAGCAATCTAGCCCTTCGCATTGGTCAGGGAACAAAGGAACCATCCCAGTCAACGGGTGAGCTACTAACCTCTCTTGAGACCTCAAAGCCGGTGCAGAACTATAAAGGGGATTGGACGCTTCGTGTGGGTATTCCGACAACGAAAGATAGTAAAGGTGTATCCAATGCACTAAAGGCTGCGGTTATCGAGTATGGTAAGTCCGGTCAACCGCCAAAGCCATGGCTCAAGCCCTCAAAAAGAGCATCTAAAAAGGATTGTATGGAAGCAATGAAAAGTGCGCTGGATAAGGAGATTGAAAAACTATGAGTTTACTTGCAGATTTAAACCAGATACTAGCGCCCCTCAACATTCCAGTGGAAACCGGTGTGTTTTCAGATACACCGCCAGAGGAATACTTGGTCATCACACCCATGTCAGACAGGCTTGATCTCTTTGCAGATAATGAGGGCTATATGATCGTGTCAGAAGCCAGATTGTCCCTTTTCACGAAGAAGAATTACAACAAGCGAAAAAAGGAGCTGACAAAGGCCCTGCAAGCAGGAGGAATGACCATAACAGATAGGCAGTATGTGGGTTACGAGAACGATACAAAATTTCATCATTACGCCATTGACGTAATGAAAGAATATGAAACGGAGGAAGATTAAATGGCAACAATCGGATTGGATGTGCGCCCAGATAGGGCATGATGTTGTTTTGTAGTGTGGGAACTACACCGTAAGATAACGCGGTAAACCACCTGCCTAACCGAAAGGCGAAAGCTGACACGGGAACAGAGCATGGCAGGAAAGCAGTAAGTTGTTTAAGGCAATATAACACGACTGAACTGCGAGGTAAAGTGGATATAAGGTTTAGGTTATATTTACCGAATGTGAGTTTCAAGTTTCCGTTCCGATTGGACATAGGAAAGTGCCTGAAACCTATGGCGTAAAGACAAATAAGGGGAGTATCCTGACCCTTATTGTTATCAATAATTTGCGCAACGAGCAGGAGAACCTGTTTTAACGAAACGAAAGCAAAACCGAGAATCCACAATTTCCAACACATCATGCTAACTGGGGATAACCTAAACGGAAATGCCGTAAGGCTATAACCTTTAAGGGTTTGAATATTCCGCAAGGTTACGGAGCGTTCGTAGTAGTCAGGGACGGTAACACCGTCATAAGGGCGAAGGGACGCAGTTGTTCTGTACTAAAATCAAAATTGATTAGGGAGGAAAACCTCAAAATGAAACCAACAATGGAAATTTTAGCAAGCATTAAGGAAAATTCATCGAAAAACAGCGAAGAAGTCTTTACAAGGCTCTATCGCTACCTCTTGCGTCAAGACATTTGGTTTGAGGCGTATAAGAATTTGTATGCCAACAGCGGAGCGGCAACAAATGGCGTTGACAATGACACCGCAGACGGGTTCAGCAAGGAAAAGATAGATAAAATTATCGCTTCCCTTGCTGATGAAACCTATAAGCCGAAGCCCGCAAGACGAACCTATATCAAAAAAGCAAACGGCAAAATGCGACCACTCGGGATACCAACTTTCACGGACAAACTCGTCCAAGAAGTATTGAGAATGGTCATGGAAGCAGTGTATGAACCAGTATTTCTAAATTGCTCTCATGGATTTCGCCCGAAAAGAAGTTGCCACACGGCGCTCTCAACACTCAAAAAGGAGTTTACAGGGGCTAAGTGGTTTGTTGAGGGAGATATTAAAGGTTGTTTTGATAATATTGACCATGCCGTATTGGTAGGGTTTATCAACCAGAAAATTAAAGACGCAAGATTGATTAAGTTAATTTACAGATTTTTGAAAGCGGGCTTTGTAGAAAATTGGCAGTATAACAACACTTACAGTGGTACACCACAGGGCGGAATTATTTCGCCATTGCTCGCCAACATCTACTTGCACGAACTGGACAAGTTTGTGATGACGCTGAAATCAGAATTTGACAAGCCTAATGAAACTGTAAGGACAAAGGAGTATAACCGTTTGTTCACACAGAGGGTCAAACTGAAAAAGCTGATTGATTGTGCGGACGGGGAAGAAAAGCAGGACTTGCTCAAACAATATAAACAAGTGAGAGCAGAAATGATGAAAACCCCATATACTCCGCAGGACGATAAGAAAATCAAATATATTCGTTATGCAGACGATTTTCTAATCGCTGTTAAGGGAAACCGTGAGGATTGTATGGAAATCAAGAGAAAACTGGCTGAGTTTATCAGCGGAACGCTGAAAATGGAACTCAGCGATGAAAAGACTCTTATTACACACAGTTCAGAAAAAGCACGTTTCCTCGGCTATGATGTTAGTATTCGCAGGAATAGTTCGATTAAACCCCATGGAAAAGGGCGACCCACACAAAGAACACTTAACAACAAAGTGGAATTGCTCATACCAAAGGATAAAATCAGCAAATTTCTGTTTTCAAAAGGCATTGTTAGGCAAAAGAAATGCGATGAGATGTTTCCGATTAGCAGAGTTCCGCTCAGGAACTCCACAGACTTGGAAATCATCACCATTTTTAATGCCGAACTACGTGGTATATGCAACTATTATTCCCTAGCAAGTAACTTTAGCGACTTAAATTACTTTAACTACTTAATGGAATATAGTTGTCTGAAAACGCTGGCAACAAAGCACAAAACCCGTATTACGAAGATTAAGGAAAAATTTAAGGACGGAAAAGGTTCGTGGGCTATTCCTTATGAAACAAAATCAGGTAAGAAACTTATGTATTTCGCAAAATACACCAATTGCAAGGGTGCAAATGCAACTGATACCGTAACAAAAGCGGCAGTTACAATTGGTTATAACAGAAACACTTTCGATAAACGATTAAATGCGGATATATGTGAGTTGTGCGGTAAAACGGGCGCAGGGAATTATGAAATTCATCATATTCACAAAGTGAAAGACCTTAAAGGTAAGGAGCTTTGGGAACGTGCTATGATTTCAAAGAAAAGAAAAACGCTTGTTGTTTGCCATCAGTGCCACCAAAATATTCACCACCCAAAATGATGAGTTTTCTAAAATTGAAGAACAATGGAGAGCCGTGTACTTCGAGAGGGGTAAGCACGGTTCGGAGAGAGGACTGGACAAACCTGCCATCGAAAGACGGTAAGGCGGTTCTTTCCTACTCTACAGTTTATATTACGCCAAGATCACTGAAGATCAAAATGGGATCGAAACCTATGCAGCGCCTAAAGTCCTGGCAAAAGCCATGACAGCAGAGCTTAGTGTGGAGCTGATTGAAGCAATCCTTTATGCG